TCCCCTCAATTTCCTCCTTATCGTAACACTCGTCCTTTAGTTCAGACATTGTTCTTAATTGGGCAGGGTCGTCGCTGCCGTCATATATGTATGCGCATTTAGCTTTATGTGCCTCTCCAAATCCAGATAAATGCTTATCGTCTGCCACTACAATCAAATCTTTATTTAATTGCTCTTTGCTCATCTTGTCGAGCATTCTTTTTAATTCCTTAAGTTTCATATAATTATGCTTTATTTATTAAAGAACACTTCTCCCCCTTCGACGATTATCTCGCCGTCAGGTATGTTTGATTTGTCGTAGTCGTCGGTACGTGAAGTGATGAGCTGTACATTGAAATCCTCGCACATCTTGTCAAGCACTGCAAGCCCCTTTGACGTGAACGCCACGTCGTCAACGATTGCCAACCTCAGTGCTTTTGGTTTAAGGTTAAGGCGAGCAGCCTGTAGCATCACGCCGATTGCCGAACACTGGAATGATGAATACTGGAAAATAAACCTTGGCTCCTTCTCTTCGTTATGGAAGAACTCGGTGTCATAACTTCCGTCATATGTAATCCATACTTCAACCCTGTCCGATTCTGTCTCAACTGGAACGATCTTCATTCCTTGGACGCCAACGTCGATACTTGCATACATCCTGCGCAATGTGTCCACCTCTTTCTCGTATAGACCTTTGGCTTCAATCCAGTTTTTCCATAGCTGGTAGCGGTTATATAGATCAGCGGTGGCTTCTGCTGAAACCTTCTCGTTTTCAATGGCCTTGATTTCCGCTTCCACTGACGCTGTGTCTATGTCCTCTACTTCCGTATCAGCAAGAGGGGTCTGGAACAGTGTTGCGTACTCTTCCAGTTTGACCTGGAGTTGTTTTGCGAGTTCCGGATCTGCTACGGCAAGGACGGGTTCAATCGGAGACATCTGTGATTGCTGGTCTTTCCAGTCAGCGGTGATAAGTTCTGATATCTCCGCCCTTCTGTTTTGTCCTATGATTTTGTCTACAGATATGAGGAGTTGCCCGAAATCTGCATCCATTTCGTTTCTTGCCTTAATCAGATAGTCAAACTCGTCCTTTAGTATGTCGTACTCCTTTTGTTTCGCGTCAGTGTCCAATCTGATCTTTTCCCTTAACTCAGTTCCGGCATCCTTGATTTTTTGCAGCGCCAAAGTTCTTTCCGACTTGATTTTCTCCTCCGCCAGTTTCTTGCGGTCCTCCGATCCATTAACTATACGGTCAAGCTCTATCTTCTTCTGGAATAGCCTGTCCTCAATTGATTTGGTGTCCGGCTTTTTAATCAGGGCTAATTGCGATTCTGTAAAACCTTCACGCTCAAATGATTCCATAAAGCTACCCGTTCCCTGGCATAGGGTCCTGCAACCGTCACGATGCTTCTTGGCTTGCAGAATACGTGCAACCACGGCGTCCGCTCCCAGCTTGTCCAGTTCTGGTTTGAACAGGCTTTCAATGAGCTTGCGGTGGTCGGTTGGGTTTTCCGTGAATAACGCCGGCATATTGAACGTGAGGTCGGTTGTCAGCATCTTCACATACTTTGCTGCGGTAAATGCCTCTCCGTCAATTATAGGGGTTACTTCCTTTCCATTCTTATCCTTGGAGAACATAAAGGTTTCGAAGGTATACTCTCCTTTATTTACACCCTGCTGAACTTCCCTTACCCTTGCTCCGATGTATAGCTTCACGTCCCCGTCCAATAGGAGGGCCTCGGCAAGATATCCATTTTCAAGGATTGATTTCTTCTTGATTGCGTCGGTTCCGGCTACTGCGGTCTGAAGCATTTCGATTAATGTACTCTTACCCATACCGCTTTCTCCGACCAACTGCAGCAATCTACGCTCTAATATAGAGGGAGTTAGCACCACCGCTTTGATGATGTTGTGGTTTTCTGCGCGAAAACTGATAATCTTTACTGTTTTCTGTTCCATTTTATTGTTGTTTATTTAGCATTCTTTAATTTCAAATAAGCATCCCACTCCTCATTAATCCTCTCTATATCTTTCTTTGCATCAAGATACTGGTTGGCGAACATCACCCGCTCTTTCATTTCGTCTAAATACGAACCGAATTCTTTACGGGTGAATTCAAATATAATCCCACGAGAAGGGTCAAGAACAGGACGTAGGTCGAATGGATCGTCGTCGTTTTGCGGATCGTATTTAACCAATTTAATATCGTCAATCAGGGGGTGGGTTAATAGTTGCCCAGCCATCTGCTCTCGGTGTTCTTCAAATGTCCTCAGCCTTTTACGCTCGAATGGCACGGTTGGAGAGAAATAGAAATTGGTGGTTTCCTCGCCTGTGACGACCTTGGTTTCTATAAGCGCAACATTCCTTTCTTGCGTTGCGACGATTACGCCCTGTCCGTCCTTAATAGATCTCGTTTCTATCTCATATGCATCCGGTGAACTTCCTAAGCCCCAATCTGTACGAACAAAGATTTTCTCGTCGTAATCTTTATCACAGTGCCGGATAATCCTATCTGTATTCTCTCTAAGCCATGCAATTACGTAAACTTCGTTGGCAATTCCTATTTCCATATTGCGCGAATAAACTGGCGGGGCGGGCTGGTTGAGATATCTCTGGCGTTCAATCTTGTATAGATAAGTTTTATTACCTTCGGTGAACTTGCCCGATTTGGACATCAGTAGATGTATTTCACTTGCAGAAAAACATCCTATCTTCTTTTTCAACCACTCAATTTCCTTGTTTTCCATCTGCTTCGCTTGGTATTAGTTTTGCTTTCAAGTCTTCCGGAATGGTGTAGAACTTCTCCAGCTCCTCCATTGACTTGGTCTTTAGAAAGTTTTTGGCTTCGGGCAATCTATCCTCGGTCAATACCTGCTTATGAGTCGCGGTGGTCTTGGGAAGGGTTGCTGGGAGTTTGGAAATTCTTAATCCCCAGGTAGTTCCTCCATCTTGAATGTCTTTACATTCCTCCTTGGTAAGCCTTACTGGAAAGTTCTTTATGAGGTTAATGTATTCTGTCTTGGCGAGTTTTGCTAGGCGCTTCTTGTTTGTGGCGTTAAGCACCATAGGTAGTTTGGTATATGGGTTTGGCGCAAACGTAGCTACCCATACCCCAGATTCTTTGCGTCCTCCAATCTCTTCCACGTCCTTGAATTCCACTTTTTCGATTACGATGTACTCAATATCTTTTCCGTCGACCAGCGCTTCCGCGCCCACGTGAGTAATTTTACCGCCTGTACGATAATGTATTCCCTGTTCTTCCATATCCTTACTTCTTTACATAAATGCAATGTTTCTGTATCCGTATCTCCTCATACTCGCTTGATCTGAGGACCTTGTATGCAGTGGTACGCGACTTTCTGTTCGCATAAACCCAATTTTCTATGTCCGTTACCTCCCCGGAGGCAACCAGACGTTTTAATTCTTTGATGAATTCCTCTCTGTTCATTTTTTCTTTTTGGTTGGTTTCTTTTGTGATTCTTCCTTTTGCTTGAGTTCTTCAAGTTCCCGAATTGCTTCCGGCGTCTTTTCGCTCAATACTTTTTCCTCGGCGAGTATCATCTCGTCCGATTGTTTCGGAGCTGGTGTTTCTGCCTTTATTCTAGCGTTGACCTTGTCGGCAAGCTGGAACACTTCTTCAACCATACGTACATCACGGAACAGTATCCTTGTCAGGAATATTGCCACTGCGATATTGTATAGCCCGGCCAGATCTTGGTGGACTAGCATGTTGTAGATAAACCCATACTCGTAGGTTTCGCGCGAGAAGACCACTTTCCATTCTTTGTTTTTGGTCTCTACGTCGACCCGCAGATCCGTGATTCTCAATATGAAGCCTCCGTGTTCAACTCCTTTGAGTTCGTACTCTCTGGAGAATTTCTTTTGTTTTTTCTTTCCGTTAAACATATGATTTAATTTTATACAAAGATAATTAATTATTTTTAATTTGAGCAGAAATGATTAATTATTTTTCATTTTAATAATATTTTTTTGCAATTGTAACAAATTTGTTATATTTGCTCAAAATATCGTTTCAGCATGAATATAGGGGATTTACTGGTCAAGCCTTCATGGAGGAGAAGGCAGCCACCGAGGTCTGTTCGCAGAAAGACCGCGCCTACTCAGGCGAACAAGGCAATGCAATTTGACACAGGGGTTTTCTACGAATACACACAGAGCGACTTTCTCAATGAGCTACACCCCTCCTCCCATCTCATAAACAGCGTTGATTACCGGTCAATGCGGCTGAAATACAAATATAACACCACCACCAGACAAAACGAGGAGGATGGATACGAGGAGGTTGAGCGGATAGCTATAGCCGTGCAGGAGGGCATACTCAGGCATAAGGTCACGCATACCTTCGGCAACCCGATGTGGTTTGGTTCAGAGGGAGGGGATGAGAAAAATGACGAGATGGTCTCCCTGTTCAATGCCCACTGGAACATGACAGGCATGACCGACGCCCTCAATGCTTGGGGACGCGCATTATTCGGGACCGGTGATGCGGCACTATATCTTTACCGCGTTGACAATCAGATAAATTACAAGGTGTTCTCATTTGAAGAGGGAGATGTATTCACATATAGGGTAAATGAGAAGCGGGAAACCGAGTTTATCCGGATGCTCATGATGAACGACAAGAAGGCAGTGGAGATCTATGGTGCGACAAATGTCCAGCTATGGATTATGTCAGACGAGTCTAAAGAGGATCTTATAGCGCAAGGAAAGACAGTCAGTGAAGATGGATATGTACTGATAAGCACCACAGAGCATGGACTGCCTATGTGTCCGGTGATCTATCATCGCAGGAATGACGTGGTGTGGGGAATAGGGCAGAGCACTATCGAGCATATAGAGAAACTATTGTCAGACCTTGGTGAAAACAATAAATACTTTGCGTACCAGATACTCTTCCTGTCAGGTGGGGTAGTCAACCTTCCGGAAGCAAAGAGTATGGGCAAGGTTATCGCATCCAAGACGGTTGACGGTGACGCAAAGATACTCGAACCCGCAGATGCCAGCAATACATTCACCCTGGATGTAGAGAAGAATTTCGACATACTATGGGAAACCACTGGCACAGTCGTGATTGAACCAAAGGAGCTGAAGTCCGGTGAGAATACAGGCGCGTTCATACGCAACTTGTACTGGCGGGAAGTCCAATGGAGTACCAATGAAATAGCACAGCTCAGGCCGGTATTCAACCGGATGATCTCTATATTCTCACAGTATGTAGGAATGATCGAGGGGCAGTTTACGGATTTCTCCAAAATGAAGATGAGCTATCTTCTTGAGCCGTATGTGCCTAAGAATATCACTGAGGAGATAACCAATATTTGTATGGCAAAAAATGCGGGAGTTACCTCGGTTAAAACCGCGTCCGGAGAGATTCCTTTCAATAATCCACGTGAGTACGAACTGATCATGAAGGAGCAGGCTGAAAAGGTTGCGGCGGAGGAAAAGAAAGCCGAAGCAGCAGCGGCACAGAAAATGCTGGAGACACAGAATGTAACAACAGAACCGAAGATAGACAATCGGGCAAAATCTTAAAGATATGACAACAAAAGACATTCAATTGGACAATTACTTCATCAAGGACGGTGCGCTTATAAAAGTGATCGCGCTGACTACGACGAAGATAAACACCAGTCTCAACCCTGGTGATTTGACGCCGATCACCCCGAGTCTTGCAGCTATACAGGCAGCCGGTTTTGTTTCGGACGGAGTGGGCACATACAGATGCCCGTTTGCAAACTTTATAGGAATACCTACAGGCATGGGTTTCCTCGGTATTAACGATAGTATTAAACTGCCTCTTCCACCATTTCACGTATTGCAGAACATAGTCAAGAACATGACATTGCAGGCATTGACTATTGACGAGGAATCGCTGAAAGACGCCGTTCTCGGACATGACCTTGCCGATCCTGAATTGGTGATGGATTCACGTACTTCAACCGGGTTCGTGATAAGTTGGGCCGCAGTCGCCAACGCGGTAGGCTACCAGGTCTCTATAGACAATGGAGTTACATATGGAGAGACGCAGGAAGGATTGACTTTCACTAAGTCTGATGCCATTGCCACCACCGCCTATGCACTGAAAGTCATAGCCAAGGCAAGTGAGTCTTCAATTTACCGCGACTCTTATCCGGGATTATTAACAGTCACTACACTTACTCCATTGGCAACAATTGAGGATTTGGCTGAAGGGGACGTATTTGACACGAAATTCACCGTTGACTGGGGCGTAATCGCACACGCTTCAGGTTATCAGGTTTCTACTGACAATGGCGCAACTTGGAGCGCAACACAGACTGAACTTGAATTTACCAAGTCCGACGCAGTTGCAGAGACCGCATATCAGGTTAAGGTCAAGGCAATTGGAGCCGGTATATATGAGGATGGAATTGCTTCTGTAGCACTGACCGTAACTACGATTGCAACCACCCCTATAGTTGCACCTACCGTAACTTTGACCAGTCGTACATCCACTGGATTCGTTGTCGGATGGGGAGCCATGGCGGGAGCAGTCGGATATCAAGTTTCAGTTGACGACGGTGTTACGTATGGCGAGACTCAGGTCGGCTTGGAATTCACCAAATCCGATGCGACCGCAACCACCGTTTATCCAGTTAAAGTAAAAGCTATTGCCGAAGCCGGAACCGGATACTCTGATTCTGTGGCAGGAGCGTTATCTGTGACGACGCTTACTCCTCTTGCCGCACCGGTATTGACCGCAGGTACGATTACAGACACCACTTTCGAATTGAGCTGGCTCGCAATCACCAATGCCGTAGGATACAAGGTTTCAATTGATGACGGAGTGACTTATGGTGAAACACAAGTTGGACTGACCTTTGAGAAGATTGACGCCACTCCTTCTACTGAATATTTAGTTAAAGTGAAGTCCATTGCCGAAGCGGAAACTATTTACGAGGACTCTCCTGCATCAACCGCACTGGATATTGATACTCCTGCTGAATAATTTGCAGATATGAAAATTATTACTACCTTTGTAATACTCAAATAGCTCATATAACTCATACAACACCATTTTTACCCATCTCTTCTTTACTATTTTCGCTCTATTCCAAGAAAAGACCACTTTAGCCGGTGGTCTTTTTGATTTTATTGTTATATTTGCGGTGAAATAAGCCTGAATAGCTCAGTTGGCCAGAGCAATACATTCGTAATGTATGGGTCGCGGGTTCGAATCCCTCTTTAGGCTCAAAAATATATTTTGATATGGAAATAAAAATTCAGCCCTGCGAACCCGGAAATTTCTTATTAGGAATAGAGATGGCTCAGGCAATGGATGAAGAAGGTGATTGCTTCAAAAGCCTTAGTGTCGGGTTATTGTTTTTCGAGGTTAATATAATATTTGATAAAATTATCATGTAACCTGCATATCTTATTATTCTTTTTCTTATCTTTGTTACGAAGTTTTTCATTTGCAAGTTTTAGGTTAATAGAAAAGGGGACGGCTGTGATAGCTACGCCCCTTTTTGATTTACCATTGATACAATGCAGCATAGTCCGATTCCACGAACTCCGCCTCTACTTCCTTCCTCGGTCTTGCATCCAGTGCAAACACCGCCCTATATACGAAACTATCCATAAAGTCTGGCGACGACTTAAATCTTGCGATATACTCATCCTTTGACCGGTAGTAGTTCTTGCCGCTCTTTTTGTCCAGCAGGAATATATTCATCTCCTCCAGTAGTATATCCATCAATCCTTTGTCCAACTTATTCTTGCCATGAGGGAATTTCTTATGCTTGTCCACGATACAACTTATCTGTCCTGTTTCCAGCAAGACCTTCATCTTGCTCATCAATTGCGTCCTAAGATTATAGTGTGATCCAAGCTGGATGATATTCCCCGCCTCGTCATATTCTGTCATTACTCTGGACTGTCCGATTATAGGTATGCCGGCAGTGAAACTCTTGAGATAATATCCCACATTGTTTGCGTCGAATGCAAAGTTGCGGAATGGCACGCCGTATGTGGACAAAGTGGACTCTATCCATGGCACGAGTTCCTTGAGATCACCCTCGAACACTTCCACGGCTATAACACACATCCCCTTCCATATCCAGGTAACACAATTGTCTGTCCGTTTATTCTCCCCTGACTTATCCT